TGTCATTCCAGGCCTTTTCATCGTTAGCCCCTTTCGATTGAAGCGCATTCATCAGCCCTTGGGTATCGCCGCGTTGGATCGCCCACTGCACCGACTTCTCATAGGCTTCGCGCTCAGCTTCTTCACGTTTTTGTACCGCCTGTAAATATGCCGCTGTATACCATTCGTTGGCTTCTTTAAGTGCTTCATAGTCGTCTTTCGTGGCTTGGATTTCTTTGAGTTTTGCTTTGCGCTGCTTATCCAGACTTTGTACCGTCGCCTCAAACTCAGCTTGTGCAACCGATACATAATCTCCCTTAAGGTCCGCGTTTATTTTAGCCATGTCCGTTTTAAACGTTAACCGCCGCTGTGTAAGAGCTTCCATGGCCTTGGCGGCTTCTTCAATTTTCCACTGTTTTAAAAGGTCTTCAGCGTGCGTCGTATCAATATCTTTCGATACATTTTTTATCTTACGAATTTGGTCTTCATATTTTTTCGCCTGGCTATTCATGTTAGCGATACTTTTTTCAAACTCCGTACCGGTATCGTTTAAAAGAGCTTTGTCCAGGTCGTTTTCAAGACCCTTTAGATCCTTGCGAGCGTTAGCAATGTCTTTAGCTCGCTGTTCCGCTTGCTTACGAACATCCGATATGGATAGAGCTTTACCCGACTCCGTAACACCGGCAAACTCTGTAAGTGAGATAACGCCGACGATATTGCCGCCGAACGCTTCACGGTAGTCTTGGTCGTAATGCTGAGATACTCGGCCACTACCGGCTGCCGCATAATAGCCGGAGGCATTGGCATCCAGCATGATAACGTGGCCGCCGTTGTTGGTAATAACGGCATCTCCTGCATGAGCTTCGTAGCCGTTTCCGTAAGCGTCCGTCGGATGAAACGCGCTGCCTGCGTTCTCGGCCCAGTCGGGAGCCCACGGCCCCAGGTTCCAGGCATTCGACACCCCCGCATCAGACCAAACGTTTTCAACGTACGTCGTGCACACGACCTCGTTTTCGCCGGTGCCGTAATTAAGGCCGCTCCAGCGCCCTGCATTATATATCGCACCGCCTCTGACATCGTACGTCTGCTCATTTTCGACGTGGGTACCACCGCCCACACCGCTTACGCCTGTATCCGGTGAGAAGTCGTAAGACGGTATCTGTGTATTATTGACAGCGGCTTCTGCGGCTTGCCGTTGAGCTTCCGCATCGGCGAAGTCTTTACCTCCGCCTGCGTTATACCAGTTGGAATACTCCCGGGCGTATACATCCGTGCCTTCCTGGACACGCTCCTCAGTCGCCCCACCGTTAGCTCGTGAGCCCTGACCCGTCGGATCGGCGGCTACGTCAGCGTTACCGCCTTCGCCGTCCTTCTGTCTCCATATACTGCCGTCATGAGCCGTATAAGTGTAGCCGTCGTCACCTGTCCACGTGTTCTTCTGTGCCGCTTCATACTTAGCATTGAAATATTTATACGCACAATATGCCGCGTACAGAGCGGCGGCCGCTACGCCCATCCAACCACCCGCGAGACTGAACAGTGCACTGGTGACTCGTCCAATCGCCCCCGGTAGTCTTGCAAGGCCCGCCGCACTTCTCTGCGACGCCAGGACACCTGCGACCCCTGCCTTCTCATGAGCCCCCGCGAGGGCTATCGTCGCTTCTGTCGTCGTCACCGTAGCCGCTGTCGCTACTTCACTTGCTCTCGCTGACGCTGCTCCTGCCGCCGTAGCCGATTCGGCAACTTTTGCGTTACTCACTATAAGTCGTTCGTTGGCTGTTACTTCTGCCGATGCCGCCAGTTCCTTTACCGCCGCAGCCTCACGAGCGGCCGCTCCGATAGCTACTTCCGACTCGGCCACTTTGGCGTTACTTGCAATGACCGCGTTATTGGCTTCAACCTTTGTCGCTGTCGTCGTTTCCGTGGTATAGGCGGATGCTTTGACAGACTCTGAAACAACGGCCGCGCTTTTTTCGGCCTCCACGTTTACTGCCGCAAAGGCTCTGGTCATTTCAACACGAATTCGTTCGGCAGCTTGCGCCGACTCCAGGCCTATCTGTGTAAACTTTTCCGCCATATACGCCTGAGTTTCTTCTGCCGACAGGTTCTGCTGATTGGCCGTCTTAATGGCTTCGCGGCGCATCTGTGCATACATTCTATCGCTATCGGCGATGGCTTTATTGATTCGCCGTTCCTGGGCTTTCGACAGCGCCTGTTGCTGCGCTTCGTTAGCTTGGTCTACCGTAGAACTTCGCACGGTATCCACGACCCTACTAACCGCACTCGCCGCTTTTTTAGCCAGCTTTAGCGCCTCATACGCAGCGACCAATTTGGTCAGTGTAACGACTGTCGTTGCGATGGCGTCCTTATTCTTATAAATTTGAGTGGCCGTCCAGGAAAGCCCTTCCATAATCTGAGGTAAGAATTCCTTGGCAAGCGGACCCAGTGCCACGCCTGCAATGGTACCCAGTTTACCAAGTTGCAAGTTGATTTCTTGGATGTCCATGTATATATCATGGGCTTCTTCCGAATCAAGTCCTATGCCTTGTATTTTAGATACACGCTGGGCGGCTTCTTCGTAGTTGAGTAAGGTCTTCGTTAGCGCAAGCCCTCTTGTGCCGAGGGTGGCCATTAAAAACTCTTGGCCTTGTCCGGCTTCGTTAGCCGCCCGATAGCCTTTGGCCAAGGTCTCCAGCTGCTCGTTCATGGGCTTCATCTTGCCCGTTGAGTCCGTAAGAGACAACCCCATTTGAGCCAAGACAGCGGCTGCTTTCTTTCCTTCTACCGTGTTATTGGCAAGGTTCTTATCAAGACGCATTATAGACTTAGCGGCCGTCTCTACATCGCCACCTGTCATCTTTAAAATGCCCGAAAGTTTGGCGGCTTCGGCTGAAGTGAGGTTAAACCGTTGCTGCACCTGGTACAAAGATTCACCGGCATTGACGGCGCTTTCAATAATGGCATTTAACCCAAAGCCCGCGGCTGCCACGCCTGCAAACTTCGTAAGCGTTCCCAGCATGGCGTTTACCTTACCCGTTGCCGTATCCACGCTCCCCGAGAACTCGTTTATCGGATTTGTCGAGAACGTTTTTTGTATTTCTTGTTTTGTTTTACCAAGCTCAGAGGACAGCCCGCTGCCGTCAGCTCCTATCTTAATCAGTAAATCTGCAACTGTGGTCATTGGCTATCCTCCTTACATACCAAATACCTTTAGTAATTCTTCTCGTTCTTCTTTCGGATCGGGCTTTACGTCCGGATACAGCGGCGCTAAAATATCGGCCGGAGTAATCGACGTCTTACTGCCAAGCTGAGGTAGTAGCTGCCAATAGGTAAAGTACGCTTGCATCTCATCTCGTTCTCTCTTACGCCTTAGGTGTCCCTGCACCATAGCATTGAATTCGCGTATCTGCATATCTTCGAATTCATACGGCTTGAGGCTAAGCATCCCGTACGCCACCGGTTCCGCGTTTTCAATCCAGGCTTCTATCGATCCGACGACGATCGTGCCGTCTTCGACGTCGTCGGCTTGGCGTTTTTTCCCGTACCCGTATGAAACTTCACCTTGTTATATAGCCCTGTATCGAAAATGAGCTGTATCACAAAACCGCCTAAATCATCCATCGTCTGCCCTTCGATGGAGCAATACTCATCAATAAGGTCGTATAACTCATCATCAGACCTTTGCCCCTGCTTTTCGTCGTGAATGGCAAATCGGAGAACGGCCATAACAAGGTCAATACCGAGATTGGCCGTCATGCGAGAGATGACCGCAAGGGAGCTTGCATCAAAGATGGATAAGAGCGACTGGTTAATTTCTCTTTCTACCATGCGCATATCTTTAATGGTAAGGTAGGCTTCATATCGGTTATCACCGACGGTTAACGTCCGTGTGGTTTTCATCGTAAGGTTCCTCCTATCGTAAAAAAGAGCGGCCTTTCGACCGCTCCTTCGTCCCGTCTTACGCTGTTAATTTGAGTTTATACGTAAGTTTAATATCCGCCGTAATCGTAATGGTAATGTTGTTGTCCCCCATTACCAGATGGTCCTTCATCGCTCCATTTTTCAAAAGCTTCAGCGTTCCTTGACTATACGTATAGTCGACTTCCTGATAAAGTCTCGTTCCGTCTGCCATGACGACCGTACGAACGTTGGCCTCCGGCGGCGTAATCGTAATGGATACGTCCGTCATGGCCGCTTTCGAAACGGTGCTCGTGGTCATGCTAAGCGCCGGGGTCGTCGACAGTTTCTGTACGTCTGAAATGCCATTTTTGCCTTCAAAGGTAACTTTTAGCGTAGATACCCCGCTATAGCTGTGGTCTTCGTCAAAGGCCGTCACACTCGCCCAGCCGGTACGATACGATCCGTCGGGATATTCCTGGCGAATAAAGACCGGCTTACGATTATTGAATCGATTTTCAAGAATTTCAACGGCTTCATCGTTTAAAACTAACAGCCCTTCATACGACATGGTCCAGCTCAGCATGCCCGAAAGTTTCGTACTGTAGTTGCCGCTGTCTTTCGATGTGGCGTCAATCGATTCCGCCTTACGAGATAACGGGTTATTTCGCTGTCCGCCCAAAAGAACCCACGTCGGGGCGCTATCAAGGGCAATATAAATCAGAGTATCTTTGCCGGCAATGGCCGTCGAGTTTTCTTCCATGACCGGAAGGTTTTTAATTTTATCTTCTGTTAAGGACATATCAGTTCCTCCTTATTAATTCATATCCTGCTGCAATACCCATTCCACTGTCAGTACTCCGTGATAGGCACTGTTATTATCAGCATACAGTTCCTGATACGCCATGTATTGCGCAATCACAGCCGTACCGATTTGCGTGTACCCGGTAAGGGGTAATGAGTATTTGGTCAGTAAATACACCATATCATCGAGTATTTCATTGACTTCTTTTTTAGCTCTTCCTCGGGTCCAGACGTGGATCTGTTGGCTTACGGTGTGATACACCGTGGTCTTATTTTCGTCAACAGGCGAGCCGTGAAACTCGCCCAAGACGATATACGGCATTACATCCGTTTCCGATTCTGTCGGAACGCTGTCATACACAGGGATCGTCTGACCCGTCGAAAGAAGCGTATACACATTTTGCTGTACCTGGTTAAACGGAATTCTACTTATCACGAACGAT